CCTGGCACGTACTCGATCCAGCCTCTGACGAACGCTCCAGCCGTCGGCGCCGCCGCACTCATGGTAGCGACAACGATGGTGTCGGCCGTAGGCCGATAGCGCATACCAGAGAACTTGATCCGTGAAGTCGCTTCCGCGGCCGCAAAAGTCGCGGACAGCGAGTAACGGTCAACAACACCGCTGTCTCCCAACTGCACGATCACGGCGCCGCCGAGGCCGTTCGTGATCAGAAAAGCGTCGATCACCTCGCAGTTGGCAGGCAGGATGTTGCAGTTGTAAGAGTCGCCAGCAACCGCACTCACGATTGTAATATCAATCATGGCACGGATGGTCCGGCCTTGGAAGTCTCGCGCCGGCTGGATGTACTTCTTGTTAGCGATCCTGTCGTATAGCGTTGAGTCACGAAGCGTTGGCACTTGTCTCCTCCTTTCCTAGTTCTCCAGCGCGTCGACTTCGACCACGCCGCCTTCCCAGACCCGCACGGCGGCCATCATCATGACCTGACGGATCTGGATCGAGTTGTTGAGGTCAGGGCGCTCGTTGATCTTCGGCGGTCCAATAGGTCTGCCAATGGACAGACCGATCGCACCGCGATGCATGGCGATGCATTGCCTAGTGGTGGACACCAGCGCCAGCATTCGCTGTAGAAGCGAGATGTCAGGAGCGACAACGTCGGCGATCTCGATCCACTCGAACCCTTCCCACGTGACGCCATTGATGGTGCCTCGGTCGTGGATCTGGTTCTTTGTGAAGTCGCTGCTTGAGGCCTGCGTGATGGCGAGGATGTCACGCAACTGCCCGGGCGAGTAGAACATGACCCGCTCATTCGGCCCGCTAGGGGCGGACGCCTTGCTCAAGAGTTCGTTCGCTTGGACGGTGCGAATGAGGTCCCAGGCGGTAGCACCACCGATCTTCTGCCCGGCCGGTAGCGCCACAGAGCCCTGTGAGTACAACGCACTGCCAGAGGCAATGCTCGCCGTCGTGGCGCTTCCTAGCGCCGCACCAAAGACGTGCAGGTCTGCACGGCGTCCCAGAGCATACGCCATCGTCTGGGTGTAACCGTTCTGAGGATTCACCATGCTCCGCAGCGTGTGCTCATCCGACACTAGAACAGCTGCATCGCTGCTCTGCAAGAGCACAGCTCGCCGGGAGTGCTCCGGGTTCAGGATCTTCGTCTGACCGAATGGCGCGACCACATCGTTCGCGATGACGTTGCCGAGCCGCTCGTGATGGTCAATCGCGGCACTGACGTCGCGATGCACCATCCCCGGAGGTAGGAGGCCCTCCGTCTTGGAGCCTTGCTGTTGGTATGTGAGATTCAACTGATCGTGGAAGCGGTAGACCCATGCTTGGTCTACTGTGATGGACATGGTCCGTTTTCCCCTTCCTGCGTCAAGAGGTTAAACGGAGCGGCGTTTCCGCGTTAGCGGGACCGCGCCTCCGCCTTCGGGGCGTGCCGGACGACATTCAACGCCGGGACCTGTCGTCAAGGTGTTTCCGGTCTCTTCACAACCTCGGACGTGACCATACCAACCGGTCGTCGACGCCAGAGAGGCGTCACGCATGCGCGTGAGAGTGTCTCGTTACGACCAATTTGAGCTTGTGTAAATGTCTTAGTTGTGACCGTAATGCGCCGTCCGATTAGCACACGCAGACGATCACGCCAGGAGAGCGTAACGTCGGTATCACAGACAAGTGCGTCTTTCGCCCATTCCGGCCATTCATACCATTGTTCTGTTGTCATGTTCTTGACACCAACGTGTGCCGCTCGTCATCTTCGTCTGGGTGATGAATCACTTTGCACTTTGTGACGACCGCTCCGCGGTCAATGGCGACAACCCGCACGGCGCGAGCGACCTCAATGGCTTGTTCGTGAGACAACTTCTGACAATCAATGATGATGCGTTCGTGGCCCATCATCGTTCTCGCTCACGCTCCTTCTTCGCTTCCTGATAATATTTGTCGACAATCTCATAGCCGACGCCGCTCAGACGGACGGCGTCCTCTTTGGTTCTGCCATCTTTCGCCATTCTCTTGATGAAAGACGAGATGGAGGTATTCGTAATACGTACATCAGTTGGTTTGTCAAAACGATCCTTGATCTTTGGAGGCTCCGAGACCTCCCCGACAGGCGGCGACTTGCTCTCTGTGTTTTCTTCATCACGACTCACTTGTGCGCTCCCTTCAGCTTCCCGGCGTTGATCATCGCGTAAAAGACCGACTTCGCTTTCTTCTCGCCGCCCTTCTTCGCGTACGTCTTCCGCATGTTCGCGAGAACTTCCTTGCCCTTCGCGGTCAGCGGCATTGTGGCGCCTCCTACCCACTTATGGTCACCTGACCTGTGCCGTAAGCTTCTTTGTACCAGTCGTCGATTTCCTTCATAACGACTGGGTCTTGTCGCCAGTACGCGGCGTACTTCGGATTCTGCTTGTTGGTCATGATGTCTGCGACGCGTGCCCGAACTTCGTCACCAGTCAAACCGCCACCTCCCCCGCCTCGGTTCATCTCGGCGATGAAACTACTGTCCTGTTGTGCAAACGGCGCTAGCCGCATAAGGATGGCATTGAAGACTGGATGGTCGGCCATACCTGTCCGGTCAAAAAACTCCACTTCTTCAGGTGTCTTGAATATGAACTTCGTCAAACGCTTCGTCATCTCCTGACGCTCGTCAAATTTGTCGCCATGTTCGGCCTTCAGGGCTGCCATAGTGGTGTCATAATGAGTCTTCAGGCCTTCGCCGAGACCGAGCAATGCCTCAGTGTGCGCTTCCAACAGTTCCGGCACCGCCGACTTTGGAACGCCATATTTGTGCAATATCTTCGCGACGTTCTTCGCCCGCTCCTCACTCCACACGAGCCCTTCGGGCAGCAGATCCGGTCGCTTGATGTTATCATAGGCTTCGGGGCTAGACGGTGGAGCCTCCAAAATTCCCGCTTGGTAGAGCTTAGGCAGATGCTCCTTCCGCCAAGTCTCTTTGTCAGCGTCGCTCTTGGCCGTAACAGGAATACGACGGCCAAGCTCACTGTGCATGTCGAATGCGCGCTTGGCGAAATGCCCAATGTCGGGAGACTCCGTTATCAGCGGCAGGCCCCGCAGGGGAACCTGACGACCGTCTTGCTCAACTGTGACAGTCTCTGGAATGCTATCGCCCCAGGGCATTGGCTTCTCCTGTCTCAACCTTCACAGCGGTCTTGTTGGGATTCTCCAGATTGAGTAAAATCTCGTGGACGACGCTCCTGCGTGCGTTATGCGCGAGAGCCTCGTTAGGGTCGGTGCCACCATAAATGGTGCAATAAAGATTGTCCATGAGATGCTGCAGGACGCGTTGTCCTGGCACCGAACCGAAGGTTGCTTGGTAGTCCTTCCAAGTATCTGTCTCATCAACATTGACCAACCAGCGATGCTGGAACCATTCTTTGACCGCTTTTAACATCAACCGGCTCCGCCGGCTCCGCCGGCTCCGTTGACGGAAGCTCCAACTGACGACGCTGTCTGTGGTAGTGCGAGCATCCCTGACGGTGCGGGCGATGTGCCACCGCCTCGAGCCTCGCTCAATGCCTTGACACCTGGACCGGCCTTGCCGATCGTCTCCGCAGCTTGCTGCGCGTTCGCCATGGCAAGCTCTTGCTGATGCTGCTGTGCCTTGGCGGCTCTGAACTGTGCGAGTTCCTCGTCGCTTCTTAGCCACTTCGCGGGTACGCCTCGTAGATCGAAGATGCCATCAGCGGTTAGTTGAGGATCAAGACGGTCCAAAATGTCTGGAAACAGCCCAACCAGAGGTTGCAAGTCATTCAAAGCTAGCATAAGTGACTCTGCGTCACCACTCCTCTGGGCTTTGGCAATGGGATTGTGGAATTGTACGTCGATTTTGCCATCCGTCTGATATATCTCCGGTGGAGGTGGAGGAAAGCCGCCGGCGTTGAACTGAAGGTCGAACATAATGTCAACAATTCTGTAAAGATATTCCCATTCCATCCGACCGTAGACCGGCCCGAGAAGGCGGAACAATAGTTCAATCTTCTTGGCGAACTCAAAAGCCGTCATCTCGCTCTTTTGGACTTCTAGTAACATTAATATCTGGTCAACGTAGAAAATTTGACGGATTGTCTTACGGAGGTTCTCCTCGTTAATGTTGGAGACTTCTGGGTGAGACCCTGTCTCAAAGGGCATTATCGACTGACGTATGTCGCGCCCTTGCGTGTTAATGGGAGTAGGACCGCCCGGCGTCAATCGTAGGGTCCCACCCATAACGCTCTGGTGACTGTGCAAGACAGGCGGTCTTATCTTGAGAGCCCAATCTTCCAGGCCCATCCGCTTCGCAGTATTGAGGGTCCATGTGTCAGGGAAGGCGATGTCGCCACGGCCTCTCCCGAAGACTTCGCCCGGCGTTCGGTGATACCGTGGGACAGCCGCAGGGAATTTTCTGTAACCGCTCTCGCTGACTAATTTTTTAGAGTCCTCTTCCACCCAACAAGACGCCCATGGCATCCCTCGACCACCGTAACCCTGCTCGCCTAGTTCACGAGGGTAGATGGCATGGACGAATTTGAACTCGGTGTCCTGCTTGCCCTCATTGGCAGCGGCGAGAACCTTCTCAGGCATGTTCGCGCGGCCCCATCGCGCTATAGCGACTCTCGCAGAGAGCGGGAATCGCCTGAATGCGGTGTCAACGAGGCCGTCTGCTCCGTCCTGAATCCAGAATGTCCCGGTCTTTTGTGCGATGAAATAGAAACCACGGAAACCGCGAAGAGTTCGATTAGGAGGCTGCGGCGACTCTTCACAGAGCAGAAAACCCGTCCCGAAGCCGCCATAATCAACGAGGGACTCTGGTCCCTCTGCGTAGAACAAACTTGAACTACAACGTTTCAATGTGATATCACGACATTCTTCCAGCCATTCCCTGATGCTGTCAACTCTATTGGCCGCGGCGTCCCGCATGTTGTAGTCAAACCAACGCTGCGCGGGATTGATGCTATGTCCGGCGATGAACATGGCGTGTAGTTCCGCTGCCGACAATGTCGTAGAGTCGTAAACGCCCCGCGTTTGAGACTCACCTTTGGACTGTTCCTGAACGCTACCGACACGAGAAGGGGCGATAAAGGGTGCCATGCGTTGCCATCTGTCACGATGATTCCCAGACTCGCCTTCTAGCTTGCGGAGACGATCAATTATCTTCGCGCCGTCTGCGGGCATCAAGCACCGAAGGTGGACTGAAGGCCACCGCCGCCAGCGTCACTTGTGGCGGCCATCATGGTACGCAACACTGTGCTACGATAACCTCGACCGCCCGTGCGGCGTCGGATGGCGTCAGCCGCAGCGTCCTGGACGGCTTTGTCATCCTCAGTCGCAGGTGGCGCCGGCTGTTGAGGCTTGGGGATTTTCGGCCCGCCGAAGTGACGCGCTTCGCGCACTTTGCCCATAGTGAGGTAATGTCTCACAGCATTGTCCCTCTGCCAAGCACTAGGGCTCTTGGGTCGAAATCTGTTTCTACTTTCAAGGGCTTACTCTCTCCCTCAAACCACTCCAGAGGATCAAACCCACCAGCGACACCCGTTCGTAAGGCGTCGGCACCGTGAGAATACTGGTCATGTTGAGGCTCCTTCATGTAAATCATTTTGAGTGCGTCCCACTTGCAGCGATAATTCTTGAGACATGTTAATCCAACTTCACATGTGGTCTTGTTGAAATAAAACTGTGACCACATACGCCTAACTTCGTCGATGGCTGGCCAAACATGCGCTGGTCGCGGGGCGACCACACAGTTGCGATAACCATGCGACATGAAGTAGGTCGCCGCGTAAGAACCGTCCCATGGGAATATCATCCGTCCGTACACGTAATTCTTCAGCCTGAAATATCTATCATAGAAATCTAGTCCCTTCAGGGAGTCTTGATAATAATCAATGAAATGGATTCTGTAAGGATCCGGTCGCTGGTAGAACCACCATGCCATGATGTCACTTAAACCGACATCACAGCACACTCCCACGGGGAGATTGACTATATATGGAATATTTCCAATCCTCTTTTCCGACTCCGCGGCGTTGTAGAGATCCCCATAAATGGTACCGAGACGATGCCCCTTCGTGTTGCAGTAGTATTCCCTCTGGATGTCCTCCTCACGAACCCCCGGCTCCCTGCGTATCTCATTGAGCATTGCTTGCGTGATGACGGGCTCGCCCGTCTCGCCTGCGGCATCCCTACGGGTATCTTCCACGGTCGCACACTGGTAAAACCAGCCATCTTCATATTCTGCAAACCTGCATAGTTGGTCAAACCAGTCGTCCTCAAGATTAGGAGTTGAGATGAAAGCGACCCAACCACCGTTTTCCAACAAGCACGGCTGAAGGACCTTCCAGACCTTTGGGTTCATGAACGCAGCTTCGCTTAGGACAACGCCTATGGGATTGGGACCGCGCATACGGTCAATAGCTTTGTCGCCGTCCGCCCCCATGATCTGCCACGTGCTTCCATTAATGAGTTGGATCTGCATTTCCGTCTCATTCTTACCTGATGGACCGGGGATGACGAACTCCGACGGAAACATGTCAATCATCTTCATACTACGCTCAACACCGTTTTCAGTTTCCTGAATGACATTGTCCCAAATGTCACGGCGCCCCATGTTCAGAGCGGGAAAGACATGAATGTAATTCCCGACACGTTCGAGCATACTTAAAAATGTTATGTTCATCCAGTTCCTATCTTTTCCCGCGCGGCGGTGCAGTTTTTCAACAAAGCGACGGCAACCGCCTTGCTTCGCAATGTATGGCGCGCGCTGATAGGAACGCATGCGGAAGTGAACACGAGACGTGTTCATATCTCAGTCGTCAACCTCGTCGAACAATACTTTCGCTACAGCGTCCTGCGACGCGATCCTTTCCAAACGACGGCGTCGTTGTTGCGCGAGTGACGCCACTGATGAGGAGGGGGCACCCTTGGTGGTGGGTCTGTCCACCGTAGGAACGTCCGCTTCAGCGGCGTCACTCTGTGGCCTTGCATCGCATGGAACGGCGATCGTCTCTGGCGGTGCTAGAGCATAGGCATCACCTCGCTCGGGGGAGACATCACCACCGACAATGATCCTGACCACTCCGGTGGTCGCATC